GGATTAGCTTGCCCTTGAATGGCAAACGGCTCAAGGAACCAGACGCGGAGGCTGTCCTCTTGCACAAAGAACAGACGCCCCTTGTGGTCCATCACGTCAACCAACGTGCGCGGGTCAAGCGTGATGACGCCAGCCGTCCCCGTGATGGTCGTCGATGCAAACGACGTGCCGTTGTAATAGATCGGTTCTACAGCGCCGTTAGCCGCGACCAGGAATGTCCCCGCGTCGTTGGAGAAGTTCAGCCATTGCCAGCGAGCATTGCCCGCGTTGGTGAACACCTCAACCGGCGCATCGCCTTGGTTGCTAATGTCAAAGATGCTGCCGCCACAAGCCGCGAAAATATCGTCCGCCAAGGCCAACGTCTGACCGCGCCAGACAAGGATGGATTCAGTCGGGAGGACTAGCCCTTCCTGCCACGGCACATAGCCCTTACGCAGTTCCACATAGCCCGCGCGAGGAATGAAGTTGTCCAGAATAACCGCGTTTTCAGGCGGCATATTGGCCAGCGGGGATTGAGCATCCCACCCGCCAACCGGAGCCGGAACCGCACGGCCAATCGACACCCGCTGTTGAGAGACCGACTGTAGAGGCTGGCGACCGTATCGCTGTGCTGCCTGCCTCATAGCGCCACCCACGTTCCAGCACGGTTCTGATAACCCTGCGACCCGACATAGAACAGACGGCCTTCCGGTGAAAGCGTGGCCGAGGGAAGCGACGAACCATAACCCGTGCCATAGGTCGCCAGCAGCGTGTTGAGCTTCTTGCGCTGCGTCTCCTGGTTCTTCGTGTCAGCGATGGTCAGGAAGAACGTCACCCCGGAAACCCGCCCATCTGGATGTTAGTGGCCCATCCATAGTAGTCGCCGCCCGTCGAATCGATGACAGTGTTTCCGCCATCCCGCGCCATGCGTTGCGTCTTCTCGCTTTGGTAAGTTCTAAAATCTTCGCTATAATCAAGCCCCTTGGACTTCAGGAAGCGCCAGCGAAGGCCAAGCGGAAAGAGCTTGTCATCAAGATACGTCTCGTCCGTATCGGCCAGAAACTCAGCCTGCGGGACACCAGCCGCCGACTTGGCCCATTGCCGCGTGATGTATTCATAAGCAATCTGCTGGCCTGCACCCGGCGTCGGCGTAACAAGGAACTGACCGTCACGCTCAATGAACGCCAGAAACACCCGATTGAGTTGAGGCTGCGCTTGGATAGCCTGCCATTCTTGCGGGGTAATCGGCCCGTAGATGTAGCGCATCGTCGTCCGGTTAAAGAACGAGTTAGCCACGAAATGATCGAGGTCAGACGGGATTGCGCTCGATTGAACCGCGCTTGCCACCGTATTGAACAGATGCTGCCTCCGCATGATTTGCCAATCATACGAACCCGCAAGCTCATCTCCCTCCTCATTGGCGAGAGCGTAAAGCTGCTGGACTTGCGTATCAGTCGAGTTGACCACTTCGGTTGGCACCGGAATGGAAAGCAGGCGACAGGCTCGCTGTACAATCTGCAAAAGGTTCATCGGTTAGACCTTCGGAGGACGGCCCCGCTTTTTAAGCGGCGGCTCAGGTTCAGCAGGTGAAGCAACACCGCCGGGACCATCCACCCCGTCGTGATCAAATGCCTCAACGGGAGCGTTATTAAACGCTTCCTTGAGGTACATAGCATACTCAGCGCCATGCGTTTTCTTGTCGGCTTCGGTCGCAACTCGCGGACCGATCACCGACGACGAATCCGCCTGATAGCGGAACATCAGGAACTTGCCTTCCTTGAAGAAGGTCGCGCCCGGCTTATACATCACGTCTCGTTCAAGCCCGCTCATTGACGTTTCCCTTCGTTAAAAATGGCGTTGACTGAGGCCGCAACCAAAGTTTGAACGACAGAGATTCGGTCCTCAACTGTTTCTACAGAGCGACCCTTGGCAGCCGGTTCAGCGGCTGCAAAAATCTCATACCCGGAATCCCGCACGGCCAAAAGGGCGGCGCGGGCCATTTGCATAGCGGGAAGCTCTGGCCCTTTATGGTCCAGCTCAGCGTTAGCAATCGCGCACGCCATCCTTTCCAACACAGTCATGCCACGGCCCTTTCTGCTTTGCTTTCAACCGCCAGCGCCAGCTTTTCTTCAAGCTCACGGATACGCTGTTCCATCGCGCGGATATGGACGCTGTTAAGCTCCATCACCTGACTACGGCCCACGCCCGCCCATTCATCCAGCGGAGTGCCGCTTTCAGGGGCTTCCATGTTGGCCTTGAACGCAGCGTATTTGGTCGGCCAACGCTCGCGGTGTTCGTCCTTCACGCGCACATCAACAATGTTCTTGTTGTCGCCCGGCACAATGAGTTCAACGTATTCCTCATCATTCCAGACCTCACGGCCTTCCTTGGCAGAGAGGAAGTTGTTTCGCACGGCCTTGATGTGGAAACGCGGGATGACCCTATCCCGTCCGTCTGGCGCTACATAATCCATCTATGTCCTCCGATACACAGTGTCATTTCCAATCCGCATCACGCGAGAATAACCGGGCAGGTCGGCTTTGTGGCCAAGTCCCTTTTCTTCAAGCACTATGATAGGCGAAAACTTCTCGATTGTCGCTAGTGCGCCTTTGATGGCGTCCGCCTCCGCACCTTCAATGTCCAGCCAGATCAAATCGCACTGATCGAGGCCAAGGCTATCAATGGTTCGCACGGCAACAGCCGAACCCGGAAGCGTCTTATGTGAACCGCAGTTGTCAGTGTCTATGCGGAGAATGCCGCACATTCCCGGCTCCGAACCAAGGGCGGCTTCAAAAACCATGACGTTTGGCACGTTCACGTTCCGCCTTAAGCAAAGCCAATTGTCTTCGTCCGGCTCAAACGTGATGACCCGATCAAACACCTTGGACAGCGCCAGCGGATACACCCCGACATTGCCGCCAGCTTGAACGCAAACGCGCTTCTCTGCCACCAACGGCAGGACGGCTGGCATAGCAGCGGCGCACTCACTGACCACCACCGCACGGCACCGCACGTCAAAATCAGGCCACCAAAGGCCGTCAATCTGTTTCACTTTGCGAAACCCCGCTCATCGTACAAATGCCGCTTTGCATCGACCGGCGCAAAGAAATCAGGCCGCTCCACGATCAGCAAGTCTGCGTCTGTCACGTCGTCGGGGAACCACGTCTTTCGCGCCCATGCGGCGCGGCGGTCGTTGTCGTTGCGCTTGTCGTATTGGTTCACGCTAACAACCTCCCCATTGCCGGAATCAGCCCCGACCCGTGGGCCACAATCTTCACGCCACGGTCCTTGAGGTATAGCACCTGCTGCTGAAACTCCATTGCCTGCCGGATCATCCAGCGAGCGCAGGTGTATGTCTTGTCAGCCAGAACCACGTCCATCGTGGCTTCCCCGTCGTTGAGGCTCTGCGAGTAAGCGTGATGCTTGCCTTCCGCATACGAACTGTCAAAGCCGTAAAGGTGGATTTTCTTGTATCCCGACAGCCACGCCAGATTGATAGCGCGAAGGCCAACAGTGCCGCCACCTGGAACCAGAACGCACGGCTTTTGGTTAGGCCCTTCGTCAAACCACGGCTGAATAATGTCCATGAGTTCTTCACCGGAACCCATCGCGTTATGCCAAAGCACAACGTCATGCCCCGAAAGCGCATCAAACACGCACGGATGAACCTGCGAGGCGAGGAAATAGCGCACGGACATTGGCGCATCCTCCACCATGTGTAAATTTTCTTCCCGCGCATCCAGCATGACGTGAGCGTCTGGCGTGACAGCCCGTTCCGTCAGATACCGCAGCGCATTGTTGACGCTGATAATCTTAGCGCCTCGCCTGCGATGGTCTTTAATGGCCTGCACACTGTCCGAAAGCGAGGGACCGCCTCCGACGATGACGCAAGCCTTGTCCTGATCCCCGAAGCCGGAGAACCACGGCAAGTCACGCTGCACGTTGGCCCGCACGTTGGCGTAGGCAAAGTCATGCGTGACGTTCATACCCTTTAGCTCTGGCATGGCCGTGTAGCCGCCAACACGCCACACACCGGGAACCCACCCGTCCGTCACCTCATGCGGCTTGGGCTGTCCATGAAAGATAACCGCCTTGGCCGTCTCAGGAGGCCATGCGACCGCATCCCGATAGGACACAAACATATCAGCGGGGAACGTGTCCCACTTGCTGATTTGCGTGATCCACTCTTGATCCCCGCCGTTCACTTGGCCAGCGGGCAGCAGGCCTTGCAGCGTTTCGGATTCATACTCCATGAACTCCGGCTCAAACCACGTCCAGATTTCGTTATGTTCGCCATGACGCCACCGCATGACGCTGCTGTTGTAGGTCGG